TTGTTACAGCCATATCAAACCACCGTCCATGTTGAGCCAGAAGAAACCGTCACCGTGATGCCGCTATTAACAGAAACCGGCCCCGCGCTCATCCCATTGTCCGTGGCGGCAATCGTGTAATCAGCCGCAATCGCCTGCGTATTCACAAAAATGCCGTTGCTGGCGCGGGGCACTGTGGCGCTCAACTCACCCGTGCTGGGCTTGTAGAGCAGCTTGGCGTTGCTGGTAAATATCGTTGTAGGTGTGCCGGAGGTGGCTGAGGCAAACAGCGGAAAAAGGTTACTAGCCGTGCTAGTGTCGTTAGACAACGATGCGCCAGCAACAATCGGTGCCCAGGAAGTATTCGTGCCGTCTGTCGTCAGATACTCGCCTGAATTGCCCGTTTGACTAGGCGCAAGTGCATTAAATGCAGTATTCGCAGTCGTTTGACCCGTGCCGCCATTGGCAATTGGCAGCGTGCCCGTCACCTGGGTGGTCAGATCAACACCAGAAAGTGTGCCACCTAGTGTCAGGTTGCCCGACGAGGTGACCGTGCCCGACAGGCTAATGCCGTTGACCGTGCCCGTACCGCCCACGCTCGTGACCGTACCCACATACTGATCGTTTGAGGTGATCGTAAAGTTGGGGTAGGTGCCCGTGACAGCCGTCGTGCCCGCACCCGTCAACGCCACCGTCTGATCGGGAGCCGAGTTTGTAATGGTGAAACTGGGATACGTCCCGCTGGTGTTGATCCCCGTACCAGCAGTCAGGCTCACCGTTTGATCCGGGGCACTGTTCGTAATCACACCTGTCGCGCTGCTATAACTGATCCCAGTCCCAGCGCTAACCGAGGCCCGCGCCCTTGTGTCGGTATAGTAGAGGTTCGTACCCTCGTTGATGTTGGTCGTCGTCAGACTAACCGCACCCGTCTGCCCGTTGACCGAGGTCACCAAGTTCGACTGGTCGATCTTTTGCCAGACCGTGCCGTTGAACATCAACCAGTCGCCAATCTGCCAGTCGGTAATGCCGTCCAGGTTGGTCGAGCCTGCCGTGGCCACAATGTAGTAGTAGCCGTTCACGCCCACGCCAGAGGCCAGCGTCGGAGTGTTGGTGCTAGCGTTCCAAGTGCCTTGGTACGACAGGCCACCCGCCACAGAGGCCCACGACACTATCGTGCCGTTGGTGGTCAGGAACTTACCCGCGTTGCCCGTCTGGCTGGGGTAGATGTTATTGATCTGGGTCTGGAGCGAGGCCAGTGTGTCGAGCACCGTCTGGCTCGTGCCACCACCATTGGTGATGACCTTGATCTTCTCAGCCAAGTCAGGGGCCACTACCTCGCCCACGTTGATCGTGCGGCCCGAGGACAGGCTAATGATCAGCGAACCGTCAAAGTCAATGTGCGCGTCGGTGACCGAGACACCATCTACACCATCAATACCATCGCGCCCGTCTAGACCCCTGTCGCCTTTGTCGCCTTTTGCGCCGTCTTTTCCGTTGCGCCCATCTTTACCATTTTTGCCATCTATACCATCGCGTCCATCCTGGCCATCCTTGATGCTGGCGACTCGCTTCTCAATGGCTTTGCCCGTCTCGTCATACCGCGCCCGAATGTCGGCCTCCATTTTTTTAAGCGCTTGGAGAACCAAATTGACATTGGCTGCAATCTTTTGCTTTTGGAGTTCTTTGCTTTCGGCAATCGATTTGTGAATCGACTCTAGCGCCGCCAGCTTGTCGTCATCAGACATTGAATCGAGATCAATCATTTCAGTGCTCCCGACAGTTGGTCAAGGAACTCGTTCTCAACAGAGCGCAAATTTTCTTGCTTATTTGCCATCTGCAACTCAACGATCTTGGACTTGTTCTTGATGTCTGCTTCCTTGAGCATCAACTCAGCAATCTTGACTCGTTTATCAAACTCTTTGCCTTCGTTGTCGTTGGGTAGATTCTTCGTTAGCGCCGCCATGCTCTTGGCTTGCGATTCTTGCGGCATCAGCTGCGTCTCGGTCATCAGCTTGGCAGCTTCTGCCCGATTCTGCTCGGCCTGCGTCGTCTGCACCGCAATCTGAGCCTGCGCCGCTTGCAAGGCCAGTTGCTGCTGCATCTGTTGGAGTTGCTGGGCCTCTGGGTTTGGCTGGCTCATCTGGTCAAGCGCTGCGATCAACTCAAAGCGGTTGGTCAGGCTCGAATTGTTCAAGATGCCTTTCAAGATCAGCGGCAACACAGGCGTATTCGGCCCCAGCGTCTGCAAGAGACCAATGAACTGCTGCTGCTCGTACTCGCGTGCAATGATGCCCAAGGTCGCCGTCGGGATAAAGCGCATATCCACCGACGGATACCGCTCGGGGTCGAACTGCATGAACCGAAACGCCGCCTTCTGGATGAACGGGATCAGGAAGTCTTCCTGGAAGTTCACCAGCGTGCGCTTGTACTTCTTGATGATGGTCGCCACCGCCATGCTCATGCCAGCGCCGTCCCGGTTGCCTTGGCTGACCATGCCCTGGCTGTCCATCGTGCCGGTGGCTTGCAACAACATCCGCTCAAACTCTTTGGCTGTGGACAAGTTGTTCAGACTCGTCTCGCCAAACTTGAACGGGTACAAAATCTCAGCAGGGTTGCCGTTAACCAAGAACGCCTTGCCCGGTTTGACCTCAAACTTCGCACCCCGAGGCAATCGCGTTGCATCCAGACCCATCATCGGGCTGGTGGTCAGCGCCAGCGAGTCCAGGTGACTACGCACCTGGGCGTCAATGGCCTTCTGCATATTGTAGGACTTCTCCACCGTCCCCCGGCCCAGCAGCCGGTTGGGCACCGTGTCGTCCTGATAGCAGATGATCGGACGATCCTTCATCATGTAAGGGTTGGCCTCTGCCTTGAGCAGCACCCCGTCGTTGGCGATCACGACAATGGCTTCCACCATGTTGGAATAATCGTCAGCAAGCGAGTCTTCTGGGAACAGATCGACAACATCCTTGTCTTGCTCTTCCAGATACTCACGTGGCACCAGCCCGTAATACGTCAGCAGCAGCACTTTTTCGTCCTGATACTGACTCACCTCTTGCGTTGGCTCCAGGTCAGTGTCCTCAGAGGCTGTGCCAATGTCCACCTTTCGGTAGATACCGGCCTCCATCCCCGCCACCACCTTGTGGATGCCGACATACTTCTCAACTGCCACGCCCATGCAGTCGTCAATGCTCGTGCCGTTGGGGTCAAACAAGAAATTCTTGGGGTTAACCGGCACAATTTTCACTGCAATGCGGCTTTTTTCGACCACACCAATGGCAGCTTGCCCCGTCTGGCCCGGAATTGCCTGCGTTGCTGGCTCAAAAATCTGCTCAGTCTTGACCGCAATCTCGCCAATGCCCGTGCCGTAGATTTCAGCCATCAATTCGATCTGATCAATGGCTTTTCTGATCTTGTCCTGCTTGAAATCCTCCATCATCTGCGCTTTGAGCGCCTCAACATCAATAGGATTGCCGTTTACATCCTGCAAATCGTCTTTGATGTCGAAAAAATCACCCTGGCCAAAGATGGCCTCCATGATTTCAGCGTGCCGAGTCTCCACCGCCTGCTGTGTGGCAGGGGTCACAATGCGCGAGCGCTCAGATTCGCGGGTTTTGTCCTCTGCTGACCACTCACCACGGAAAATACGCTCGTATTCCAGGTAAGCCTGCATGAAATTGGTGTTGCGGTAGTCCCTCCAGCGATCACAGTGGCTGACAACAAACGCCGTCAGGTCTTTGTCCGACTGAGTTGGCTGTTGGTACTCGTTTTGTTCCATATCAAATCCCCGCTATGATGTCCATAGGTTGCCACTCATCCCCTTCATCTTCCTCAAAGTAGGATGTGACCGCCAGTTGGTCAATGTATGATAGCGCATCAGGCAGGTCGTCATGCACACCCTGCGCCGGGAACATCAGCAACTGATCCTTGAAGTCGTCCCAGTCTTCTTCGCTGTTGAGCACGATTCTCCCATGCTCGAAGCGTCCTTGCAACGCCCAAATGATCCGATCAGCCTTCTTTCTGTTCCCGTGCGTCAGATCCACAATGTGACTATAGACATTGTTCTTTCGCATCAGGTCGCTTAAATACGGCAACACAGCATTCTTGAGCGCCCCCCGCTCAATCCCAATGCTCAAGGGCCGGTAGTCGCGCATCTTCATCAATATCTTGGATGCCGTCTCCCGAATGTCCCAGCGCCCGTGCTCGATCTCCTTGACCCACCACTTGCCATCATCCGTCACCTTCACCACCGCAATGGCCGACTCATCAAGGCGCTTCTTAGCATTCGCCGCCTGCTTGGCCACCTCCTCAAAACCCGCCAGATCAACCGCCACAAAGTAGCTCCCCTGCTCAGGCTCCACCCCGTACTTGACCCACTCCTCCTTGAAGATGTCCGACCCGGCATTGTCAAAACTCGCCAGGTATTCCTGCTTGAAGGCAAAGCTCGACAACGTCTTCTTGGCGCTCTCAATCTCCGTGGGATCAATCAGCGGGTTGTCTTTGGTCGTAAAGTGCCAGCTCTTCCAGTCCGAATCCGTCTCGTTCTGCCCCAGCTTATACAGATCATAGAACCAATTTCTACCTTTTGGCGTTCCGATAAAGATCGCCCGACCCTTCTTGTCCGATAGTGACGCCCGAATGACCTGCTCCCACGCCTCGGGCTTAATATCCGCCACCTCATCGAGCACCGCATACGTCAGGGAGACCCCCCGCAGCGTATCGGGCCGGTCAGCCCCGCGCACATAAATCTTCGCACCATTGATCATGGTGATGTCCATCTGGTTCACATGACTGTTGGCGATCACCTCCCGCCCGATCTCCATCAACACATCCCAAATAATCTGCCGCGCCTGCCCGTTGGTGGGAGCCACATACAACACCGCACTGCCCGGGGGGCACTTGAGCGCCTCAATGATCAACGTCGTAGCGGCGAGCCTGGACTTTCCGCACCGGCGTCCAGCAGCCACCACCTTAAAGCGCGTCGGGTCTTTGAAAACCTCTTGCTGCCAGGGGAGGAGGCTAAAGTTGAGGTCAGACATCCGTTATATCCTGTGCTTCTATGATTGTCGGCGCTTCACCGATGCCAGTTATATTGATCGTGACGGCGCTTCGGGCGCCTTTCTCTTTATCAAACAGACTGGTTGGTAGCGTTCGGTCCATGCACATCTTCAAGGCCGTCATCTGGCCAGGGTGCGCGTCGTCCATCGCAATATCCAGGACTTTCTGTACGACCGTCTTGCCGCCAGATTTAAGCAGCAACTCTTTGAGTTCCTTCAGACGCATCGTATCCGTCTTTGGAAGCGTTCTTGGCAAATTCACTTTTATCCTTTCGGGGAAGTTTCCATATTCTACTTTTTCTTACGGCTAAGACCTAGTGGTTTGCCCATTTTGCTTTTTCAGTATGGGGGAGGCACCGTCAAATTTACACAGACAGCCAGACCCCCTCCCCCCCTAGTGAGTGCTCACTTCTGACAGATGTTAGTGAGTGCTTGCTAACAACATGATGTTAGTGAGTGCTCGCTAACAACAAGGCGAAGTG